ACACCGAAGTGCCGTAGGGATTTCTCCCAGCGTAAAACACTCGTTGCCTATCCGTAAAACGGATTCGTTCCAGTTTAAAGTCCCTGGCTTGACGATGATGATTTGGACGGGTTCATCTGGACCGGGAAGGGTCAGGTTGTATCCCTTCAGAACCTTGAGTCGGGGTCTTCGCCAGCTAGAAGTGATTCTAGGAATTCCGAGGCTCTTGTGGAGCCTTGCTGACGCTTAATCCGTTCATACCTTGCCCTTTCACTCGTGGTAAGTTTGGCAAGCTTCTCCGACTTGGCGGAGGCCTTGAGCGTACCACCCGTGAGGGAGGAAGCCAAGGAGGAACCCCAACTCTTGCGACCGTCTAACACAGCTTTATTTCGTTTATCAATCATAGAACGGCCGTCTTTGATGGAACCCCCGGCGATGATAGTAGCGGCTGCCACATCTGCTTTGGAATATCCGGGGTTCACATCGGGTCGCCACGCTTCAACCAAATCCGGTGTTGGATCGAAGTTTCGAATCGTTCTGATCGGTTGAGGTTTTGGCAGACCAGGAGGCTTCAACTGGGGTCTAAGACCACTCTCTGATGACATAGCCTCTTCTTCCTGTGAATTCTTAGTCGATAAGTCAGACCAGGGGTTATCCCCAACAAAATCGGGGATCTCTTCTTCAACAGGAAGGGGCAAGCCTCCTTCTTCGACGTCCAGCGTGTCAGAACCCCCACTAGCTGTGGGAGGAGTTTTAGAGTCTTGTCTTTGACTGGTTTCGTATCCCTCGGAGTTTCCCTTCTCCGGCAATTTTATAGTCTCCCAGGTTGAGACTGCCATGGAGTGCCCAACTCTCTTTGGTCTTTCTGTCTTTACGGAACCGGATGAGCCTTGTTCATCAAGTGCTATGGCGATCATCCCTATCTCCATCATCCGATCTGTCCAGGCTCCGTACGAAACGGCGTAATTATATTTAGATTGCTTCTGGACAGCGGGTCCAACAACAAAGAAGGAGGCATTGTCACCAGTCGTCTTGATATGACAAGTCAAATCTCCATCTCTTTCCAGACACTGTCCTTGATTGAAATGACAGCCATTGAGTTCCATGTCTGGGTGGCCATACTTCAAAGTATTATCGGCCTTGTTGTTGGTTATCTCCACATTATTGTAAATCCCCACGTTCCAACCTTCACTAAGATCATCGTTGTAGGCGATGAGACCATCTTGTTTGTCCTTGTTAGGATCTGTGGTGCTTGAGGTTGGTTGATACCCCTCCATCGATATTTCCACGGTCCACTCACCTTGAGGGACTGGCACTATTATCATCGGGATGGCTTTCAAAGAATTCTGGGAATACCATCGAGAATCGAGGTTCGTCCAGTTCATGTTCTCGTCCTCTATGTAGCGAAACCGTTGGGACGGCATATCATACAAAGAGATGGCATCATCCGTAGATTGAGCCATTATACGAGTCACGGGGACTCCAGTATAGACGATAAAACGATATTTCTTTTGGGGTGTGGGTTGTGGAGAGGGAGAAGGCCCTGGGCTAGGGCCGGGTTCCTCGTCTACCTATTTGGGGTTGTGGAATTGACACTTAATGGTGATTCTGAAAGAACCAGCTATCGATGAAGAACCATTGCCTTTGTAGAGGATCCTGAATTGGTCCTCGGCAACGTCGTGCCATTCCGTTCCGTTGATGTAAGACGCTGTAAACGCCCTTTTCCCGGGCTTTGTGATCCCGAACTTGTTGATAGTTGAGGAAAGGGAGTTGAGTTTACAGTGTGGGTCCAGCTCGTAAGCGATGGAACCGGAATTTTGGGAAGAGGCTTCGGAGACGAACTCCAAAATGACCATTGAGATTTTATACTCATGGTAGGCCTTGAGCATTCCATTAGAGAATGCCGGGCAGTCTGATAGACTCGGCCCGAACGTGATTGCTCCGCTGGAACTTCCCGCGAGATTGTCTTTTGAGAAAACAAATGTCTCGCTCGAACCTGCTCCTCTGGTAGGAACAGTTCTTCCTGTCCGGTTGTTACCTCTTCGTCGTCGTCTAGGTCGGCGTTGTGTTGCCCGAGAGGTTTGGACCACAACCACTGGCTGAGGGCGCTGAGCGCGTCGTGTTTGCCTGCGTGGTCGTCTTCTTCCATTGATAATTCTCCTACCCACGACCGTATTCATTAACGATTTCGCGTACGTGTTTGGAGATTCTTAGGTAGATGAAATAGATACTGATCACGGATATTGGTATCGATGAAACGAAGCCTGCGGCGAAGCCTGCTAGGAATTTGTAATCCGTTGTATCTTTAATTGGGTTTGCTTAAGTCTCTTACTGTTGCAGAAACCTCTTTAAAATTTCAATGTAAGCTGACTTTCTTCTTCTTTACTCTCCTGGTATCTTTTGTGGTAGCACCGGATCGACTAACCACGAGTAAAGAAGTTCAACGGACGCTGGATCATGCCGCAACTCGTTCAGAACTGAGAAACAAGCGGCCAAGTAGTTTGAAACTACCTCAGCGTTTCCGCTCCCTGGATTATAGCCATAGATCAGTTTGTAGATCATCTTATTTTCGTTCACAGGGAGGGCGAGGTCCGGCGCTCTAAAGATATGAGAGCAGAATTCCAGTTGTCCGGAAACCTCAACCTTGAAACCTAGTTTCTTGTACGCTGCTAGGTCAGCGGGATTGGACTCGAGGGCATCATCACCCATCGCCATAGCCCAGATGGCACCTGTGTGGAAGGCGGCCATAACTCGGATCCGGGAGTTGGAGCTTGATGTATTATAGCTCCCACTCTTCTGAACGCCCGGATGAATTTGGGCTAAAAGGGTGCCATCACTCAGGCACAATACTGAGTTTGAAATGCACCTCAACCAGCAAGATCTTAATCTTTCTGTAGCGGGGTTGAGGTCGATGGTAAGTCTGTTGCGGACGATCATGTCGTCGTGAAGCATCCAATCCGCAACACTCCAGTCAAAACCGGAGCAATCCGTGGGCGTCAAGTAATTCTTCCAATTGGCAACCACCTCTGTCGTAGTGGTGCCTACTTGACGGGCCAGACTTTCCACAAAGTCCAGCACTTGCTCATCCGTAGACAAGCCAAAACCGGGTTTGCTGGGGATGGCCCTCCACAGGGCAATTTCCCGCTTGTTCTGATTTTGAAACAGAACCCGGGCTACCAGTTGATCCACGAGGGAAACGCTCATTATGAGGCGGTAGCGGCCTTCATCGAGCTTCGCTTGCTTGTGCGGCTCACCCTTCACGAATAATCGGATGGGATCACACAAACCGTTCCGGACCAGCTCCTCAGGTCCCATATCTTCGAAATTGACCTCCAACATCTTCTGTAGTCGGAAGAAGGTCAATTGAGCTAGGATTGGAAGGAGTTTCTGGTCTTCAACCCACCCACGGTGTGTGGGCTTGCCATAGGCAATATAGGGGAGCTCGATTCCGGCATCGAACTCCAGCGAGAACACTGCCTGTTTGAAATCAATCATGAAGTTGTTCCAGGTTAGTGTTCCTCCTCGGGTTGCCGCAGGCCCATTTGTTTGGCAAGGATGGTAAACATCTGCGGTCTTTTGAATCACACGCTCCCTCTCAGCGTCAGAGGGTATTTCTGCGGACTGGGCGCGTTCCAGCCACCGTGAAGCCTGCAGTCGCAGGCTCTTCAGTTCTGCTTCGGGGCCGAACTTGGGCCAGCCGAAGCCGCTTGTTTTCTCACCCAACGCGGGATGGTTCCCGACGAGGGTCTTCCCCCAGCTAGATTCTTCTTTTTGCTTGGGGTGGTAGTATTGGGGCAGTTTGCCGCAGTGACGGAAGCCGGGGACCTCACGTGGGGAGGTTGGTACTTCCCAGTTGTAGAGCGAGGAGAAGTATCTTTCGAACTCTCCGGCTGTTTCTTTGGGGCTCTTCTGCGGCGGGATTTCGGAGTTTTCATCGCTTTCGCGGAGATCTCCTCTATCACTTTCCTCTCGATGTTCTCGAGATTTATCTTTCCCACTAGAGATGAGATTATTTTCTCCATCATCTCTTTCCCATCGACGTTGCTTGTCTTTGGGGTGGAGCTGCCTTCTCCGTTTGTTCCGCGGACGGTGCCGCGCACTCCGTTTCCCGACAGATCTTCTTTGCTTTCGAAGAAAATGTCTTCATCATCCTCCATATCACCCCAATACTTTCCAGTTTTGGGTTTGAAATCTTCCGCTTGTTGAACTCTTTTCATTACTTGTGCATAGAGGCCTTCGATTTCAGCGATATCTTCTTGTGCGAAAACTCTTCCTTGTGGTGCGGTGGTTTCGAACACATAAGTCGGACTAGTAAGTCCGGGGAGGGATGGGATTGGTGCCATTAAATTGTAATTTCCAGTAGCACTGGCACCTGAATGAACCCCCAAGATGGTTTTACCATTGAAGTAGGGGCTTCCGGAGTGTCCTCCTTCCGTATGGCTCAGAACCATAACATCTGTACCTTCTGAGCCTACGATCTCGGCATAACTGCTAACCCAGCCATCTCTGTCAAAAGAGTATATGGATGCTTTGCATTTCGCTAGGTTAGCAGCTGTTATAACGTTGGCCGCTTTACAGCCCAACAGTCCTTCCCAATTGGGGGGGCCGCGAAGGAGGGTAACATCACCTTTGTCGGATTTCGCGATTGTTTTGAATTCTGCGAGTGGAATCCGCGTTTTGAGTCCTTTGGCGGAAACAGCCACGGCGTTGGGGCAATCACGTAGGACGTGAGTTGCCGTCATTAGAGCATTTTCTCCGTTATATAGCTTGATACAACTGGCATAGCCAGCGTGGTTTCCGCTTGCGTGGGTGATGGGAATCACGCAAGATTTTGGGGGACTCTGCGGGATAGTGAAACTCTTGAAACCGTCTATGGCCTTTTCATACAAACATTTCGGTGTAGACCGAAGAGCTGAAAAGGATTTCTTCAGGAGTGAGAAAGCAATCGAAATGATCCAGATTGGCAATCCTCCAAAAAGAAATGAAACCGTCTTCACCATATATTTTGTAACAGTGTACAGCAAGGCGAGACAGAAGACGGGAGTTGTGAAATTGCTCACCAACCACCATAACGCGGAGAAACTCGCCAAGATTAGCGAGCTCCATAAGCGTGTCAGACCCCAGAGGAATTTCTCGACAGCTAAAAAAGATACGTCTTTCAACGTCTTTAGTCCATGTTGATAGAAGTCGCTGGAAAAGCTCAAGGCTAACGAATAAGCATTCTGGAAATCGCTTGAGCTTTTCTGAGAAATCGCTCGCAAAAGATCGTTGTATGATTCTTCTGCGAGAGGTCTTGGTTCCGGGCACGTGTAAGTTAACACGGCCTGAAGTGGAGGCGGGAGCATATCCCGTTTGTAAAGAAAACCAGGCGCATAACTCTGGTTCAGTGGCAGGTATGAGCTCTCGAGGAGCATCGTGGAAGCAGCTTCCGAGGTGAAAAGGAAGCTGATAGAGCAAAGAGCGAAGAAAAACATCAATTTTGAATACATTATTGCGCTCTTTGATTGCTCGTACAAATTGTTTTATATTGAGCAATAAACCTGCTAAAAGAAACACTTCTTGTTGAGGGTGGAGGAATCGGACTTTCTTGACTTGCAAAGTGTGAAAGTTATCGTGAGCGAGAAATTGCATCAACTAAGGATTCCCTCCTGGTTTCTTTTGT